CAGTTTATAAACCGTTGATGTATTATCACCGTTAAACAACTGTCTGCGTTTGCCTGTCAACATATTAATCGGTTCAAGTTTCGTTCCGTTGGTTCCGTCTGGCTTTGTGCCGACATAGGTTTTAGGGATATACCCTTCCACATCAACTAAAAGCCCGTAAGGTCTGACAGTTGTAATTTTTACATAACCTACGCCATCATTTGTGCCTTTGGAGTTTTCCGCTAAAATGATTCCAGTGTTAATGACATAGGAAGTACCACCACCGCCGGAACCTCTGCGAACTCCCCAAGAAGTATAGGAGTAACCACCGCCACCACCTCCGGCATAACCACAACCACCGTGAGCAACACCACCTGCACCTAAACCGCCTTTGCCTTTGTCGGTTACGGCATCAGCATCTTTTCCGCTGCCTCCTGCTGAACCGGAACCATAACCGTAATTTTTCCATTGTCCACCTTCGCCGCCCGTATCCTCGACGGCACCTTTACCATCTTCAAGGTCTGTACCGCCTCCGGCTATGTCACCGCCTCCATCTCCACCAGGTTTGCCGTAATGTTCTCCATATGATTCGTGATACCAAGAATCCGCATTGCCACCACCGCCGACAGCGGCATAAAGGACATCATCAACAAAAACCCAGTAGGATGCACCGTATTCTGTGCCTGTTGTTACTTTTTCAATTCTTACATTGACAGAGGTTCCAAATTCAGCACGGAATTTAATTTTTCCACCCTTACCTCCTGGAACTGTGTACTGTTGTCCGCTTTGCGTTCTAATGTAATCTTTGCCTTTGCCACCGCCAAGTTCAAACTCGTATTTCCCTGCAGGAAGCGACATAGTATGGGGATAGGTTATTCCGGGAGTAGCACTTGTAAAGTTGACTTCTCCGGGGTCAATAACTTCTTCGCCTGTGAATTTCTTGTATTCTATTCCGTTTTGGAGGTAGAGTACATCTCCGAATTGAAACATATTGGTTTCGGCATCGGTCAGACTTCCAATTTCAATTCTGTCTTTTGAGTCAATGACATAAGCCTTGCCACCTGTTACAGCAATGTGAAAGTAACGGTTGTTCAATTTCCCGTACCATTGTCCCCGTATCGGTGTTTCAAATACTGTGTCGAGTAAAGAAGTGTACCCACTCCGCTTGCGTAGCTTGTAACTTGGCAACATCTGAAAGTTTTGTAGTTGTGAAAACGCACCGACAGGGATATTGGTATCTCCGGCATCGTCATACCACAAGCCTAAAAACTTCTTGATGTCGAGATTCAGATTTTTTGCCATACTCATACACCCCCGTAAACATCAACAATCTTCACCATCCCGACGGGTTTATTCGCTAACGCAACGGATTTCTGCTCGTCATACTTCTGCTTGAATATCTTCTGTAAAAAGTCGTTCTGCTCCACATTGATAAAGGCTTCAGCTAACCCGTAAGCCATGAGGTTTGCGGTGATATCGTCTATTGTCAGTTCCGCGTCCAAATCCGTAACAGGGGCAGGGACAGGCACATAAATAATGCGTAGTGTGCCGACAAAGGAAGAATCGTAATAAAAGTCTATCGTGTTTCCGTTCTGTTCTGCTTTCCAAACAGGGTCTTTGTAGTAGCAGTAATTGGATTCTGCTACCACATCTTCAATGGACAGCACATCGTTTGGCAAGTTGGCTTTCGTCCAACCGTAACTACCGCCTGTGCAAATAATTTCGTGTTTCTTCCGTGTTCGTGAGTACGGCATGAGTTCTGTTTGCAGAATGGTCATTAGATATGGCGCTCTTGCTAAATAATCGCCTGTGGTATCGGCATCCACTTCCCCTGTCTCTTGGTTGATTTCATCGACTAATGCGATTGCCCGTTCGTAAATCTCTCGTCCTGTTGCCATTTTCTCACCCCTTCTTTATGTCGTAGTTGATCTGTCCGATATGTCCGCATATCACATCGGTATCAAGCCACAATTTATATCCTTCGTTCTGTGCCTTTCGGCAGAAGAAAATATCCTCGCCCATCTCCTGCGTGTAAATAAACCACGGATAGGGTATCTTATCGAACACAGAAACTTTCGTTAAAACACAACCAAACCCAAACCCGTCAACTTCTATCAAACCGCTTGATTCTCTGATTTCTTTGATTGTCAGATTGTCGTATTCTTCTCTTGTTTCGTCTTGGAATCGCTTTGCAACAACTTCCTTGTTGCCTAAAACCTTGTAAGAGTACACCCCTGACACAATGTCCTTATCATGTGACAGTAACCGCACAAGCGTATTCTTCGGCAGAATCATATCGGAATCCACCCACATAATGTAGTCAAAGCCATTCTCTTGCGCATACTTCGCTATAATGTTACGTCCAACATCTACGGAATAGCTTTTAGGAATAAACAGTTCAATATCGCCTGTCTTTTCCATCTCAAACAAAGAAGCAACGCACTCGGTTTCTATGTACCTTGCAGACGGTATCGCCAGTAGAATTTTCATATCCTTTCTCCTTTCATGCCTGTCGGAGTTGCACCGACTTTTCGCTCTTGACATGACGAAAAAGGGGAGTATAAACTCCCCTTAATTTCTACGGCAATACGATTGCCCTGACCTCAATCTGTGTGCCTGTGGTCGTGTCTTTGGACACAATATTGACTTTGCCTTTGTTGGCGCCGGACACATTCTTGAATCTGCCCGATTCAACAACAACACAAGCCTCGGCGCTCCCGTCAAGTGTAACCTCTAAATCGGAAACACCCTGTAAGCCGTTGCCGGCCTTGATAACTGCGGTATGTGTCGCAGTAGTATTGTTTTTAAGCAGAAGAAGAATCTTCTGGTCGTCCTTGTCAAAGGTAACTAAGGCACCATCGCCCTTTGCCACCGTCGCTGCGGTAGGCATAGCCTTTGCCTCGTTCCTTTTAAGGACAGTATTGGTAATTTCAGTTGCAGCCATTATTTAATCTCCTTTCAGTTACAAAAGATAAGAGGAGGTAAACCCCTTTATTTCTTCACTCTCAAGGCGTACAGTTCTTTCGGTCTGACGACTTTAGTACCGAAAACGGTCAAACACTTAACCGCATCCTTGAAATAATCGGGATGACGATACGGCTCTGTGATGTCTACCTGACCTGCGTATGCGATTGCTTTATCGGTACGAATCATGCCATAGTAGCTGTTTCCGCTTTTATAAAGGTTGTTGGAAATGCGAACCTTGCAACCATCGTACATCCCCACAATGCCCTTCTTGAGCATCTCGCTGTTGTTGGTATCAAGGGCAATGTACTTGTCCTTTAGATACTTGTAAACGAACGGGGGAATTTCGATTACTACATTGTCGCCAATCTGAACATCGTTCTCGCGGAGTGCCAACAGTCCGGCATCAATCGCCGCAATAGCGGCATCAGCAGAATTGACTTGCGTTTCTGCTGAAATTTTACCTGCGTTAAGAGCCTCTTTTGCAATAGCGGAATCAATGGCAAGTGCCATAGCGATAGCACCCTCCTTGAGGATTGCCTCCATCAGGCCAGGTACGGATTGCGCCTTGTCTACATCATCAAGTCCCACATTGAAAAAAGGAGCATTGTTAATGTCCATCATCACAGAGGAATCTTCAATATTTTCGGGAGGACCGATAGGAGCACCAGTATAAGAGCCGATAGTCGGTCTGCCAACACCGAGGATTTTTACCTGTTTTGCGTGTTGGACTTCGCCCTCAAACTGTCTCCAACAATGGTCAAGCAGGATTGCCTTTTTCTCTAGTTCGTGCTGAATAAACTTAGACCATATGATCGGTTTAAAATTTTCATAAGCCATGAATTATCATCCTTTCTGTTATCTCCCCAATCTTGATAGTGACCGCATGGCCTTCTCAAAGATATTGGGGTCGTCTAATTGCTTGGGTGTTAATTGATCGAGTTCTTCACTTGTGAAAAACTCTCGTTCGGGAGCTTCCGCTTTGCCACTCACTCCGCCGGGAGAGGCTTGTCCGTTTTCTGCGTTGGCTTTTTCGATTGCCTGTTCTTTAATTGCTTGCAGTGACAGATATTCGGCATAGGCGTACTTCGGAGGAATTCCTTTGTCGACGGCCTGCCAGACTTCTTTCGGCAATGTGGTTGTTGCCGGGTCAAAGTCCTTGCCGTGTACTTCCTTATAGAAGTCAAGGAGTTCCTTGTACTGTTCCTGTTGCTTCTGCTCGGCGGCTTGT